ATGTTTCAACCTGAAAAGTACCTTTCGGTCATCTGGCTGAAGGGCGGTCGCTCTTTTCCAAAACTTGACTGCTTTGGCATTGTGAACGAGATACGCAGCGATTTGGGCTTGCCTCTCTGGCCTGATTTTGCCGGGGTCACGAAAGACGATGGTGGCCTCGATCGGGAAGCGCGCAGGATGATGCTTACCCTTGAGCGCTGCGAACCCTGCGAAGGGGTCGGGGTGGCCTGTTATTCCGGGTCGACTGTCACCCACGTAGGGATCGTGGTCAGTATCGATGGTCTGTTGCATGTGGCGGAATGCAACCCCGGTACGAACGTCACCTTTCTGCCGTTGCCGCGGTTTAAGCGCCGATTTGTCAAAGTGGAGTTCTGGCAATGACCATTCGTTTTTACCCGTCCCGGCTTCCCGGTGAACCACTCGAAACGCATGAGCATGGTGTAACCAGTATTCGCAGCTGGCTGGTGGCAAATGTTGAAGGCTACGAGGATCGGGATGTCCCACCGCTTACCGTTGAGGTTGAGGGGCTGTTAATTCCTCCAGGTGAGTGGGCCACCTGCGTGATTCGCCCTGATAGTGATGTCAGGCTTTATCCGGTTCCATTCGGGCTGGAGGCCGCCACAATCGCGTGGATCGGTATCGGTATCTCCGTTGCCGCTGCAGCCTATTCGCTTGTTTTGATGAGCACCATTGATACGGGCGGCTATACCTCATCCACAGGGCGGAGTCTCGACCTGAACCCGGCGCGGGCCAACACCGCAAAACTCGGTGATGCCATTCGTGAGGTGTTTGGCCGGGTGCGTATCTACCCAGATTATGTGGTGCAGCCGGTTACCCGGTTCGATGCCGCCGATCCTACGAAAATGCGCGTCCAGATGCTGCTGTGTCTCGGTGTCGGTGATCTGATTTATACCAATGGCGATATCAGGGTTGGCAGTACGCCAGCTTCAACGCTGCCGGGTTTCAGCAGCATCCATTACCCGCCAGGAGCGGAAGTTTCCGGCGATGAGCGCAGTGAAAACTGGGTCAACAGTACGGAGGTCGGCGGGACATCATCCGGTACCGGACTGGATATGGCCCAGACGTCGCCGGACGCAGACGACATTATCGCAGACAGCATGACCGTCTCCGGATCGAGCGTGACGTTTACCGGGCTGGATACGGATGATGATGACGATAATGACGAGAACGATAACGCGCTGCCGCCCAGCTGGGTCGCTGGCGCCGTGGTCGAACTGAAAGCCCCGGCGAACTACCAGATCACCACGGCGGCCGGATACAGTGTTATCGCCAGCCCGCTGCTGACGGAGATCGCGCCGGTAGTAGGTATGCCGGTGACGCTGGGGTTTAACTCTGTCGATTACGATCTGTTTATCGCGTCATATACCCCCGGTCAGGCTGCAGTGCCCGGCACCGGGGGGAGTGCGGCAAAACTCCAGGCCAGTGCGGCCCCGACCACCTACGATTTTTCGACCAGCTCCAGCACGTTCACGATCACCTGGCAGGGGGTTACCTACCCGGTGTCGCTGGTGGCTAACTACGTCTCGATGTCGGGACTGCTGGCGGCCATCACCGAGGGACTCACTGGCTCCGGCCTGGTTGCGCAGGACAACGGCGGCACCGTACTGATAACCGAGGCGGCCAGTCCGTTCGCGGGTGGGGCGATCACGTCCTCTTCGCTGCCTGCAGCTGTTTTCGGTGATGCCCCGGTTTACACCTCCGGCACGGCATCAACCGGCGGCAGCCCGGCGGTAACGGCGAATGTGACGCTTGCCTATAACAGCGCCTCGGGAACGGGCTTTTCCGGCATGCCGGAGGGGGTACAACGGCTTTCACTTGCTCACCGCGGGAATGAGTACCGCATTGTCTCTACCGACGGCACGACGGCGACGGTGGCGCGCCTGGTTAATGGTGCCGTTGATGAGTCATGGCCGGGATTCACCGCCCGGACGATGATCGACTATGAGGCCACTGGTCTTAACGACACGCTGAGCTGGCTTGGGCCGTTCCTGGTTTGCCCTGAAAATGAGACCGTCGATATGTTCGAGGTGAATTTCTCCTTCCCGAACGGCATCTGTGGCTTTGACAGTAAGGGCAAAAAGCGGATCCGCCACGTGGAGTGGGAGATTCAGTATCGCGTCTACGGTTCCGGATCGGGGTGGGTGAGTCACCAGGGAGAGTATGCGCTTAAAAACGTCAACGGGCTGGGATTCACTGAGCGGATCACCCTCAGCTCACCAGGGCTGGTAGAGGTTCGCTGTCGCCGGCGCAATGAGCAGGGCTCAAACAACGCCAGGGATTCGATGTACTGGCAGGCACTGCGCGGGCGACTACTGACGCGCCCTTCATCCTATCCCGGCGTGTCGCTGATGGCGGTGACCGTTGAGACGGGGGGCAAATTGGCGGCTCAGTCGGACCGCCGCGTAAACGTTGTGGCCACGCGGGCCTATGACTCAGGAACGGCCAGAACCATTTCTGGGGCGCTGCTGCATGTCGGGAACTCGCTGGGACTGGAGATGGATGTCGACACCATCAACGTGCTGGAGTCTGCATACTGGACGCCACGCGGCGAGTATTTCGACTTTGCTACCGGCGACAGTATCTCAGCGCTGGAAATGCTGCAGAAGATAGCCAATGCCGGGAAGTCACGTTTTCTGCTGAGTGAGATGGCCTGGCGACGGTCAACCGTGAGGGGATTAAGCCCTGGACTGGCGTGATCACTCCGCATGAGATGGTGGAGGAGCTGCAGAGCGGATTTACCGTACCGTCCGACGATGATTTTGATGGCGTCGACGTGACATACATCAACGGGACTACCTGGGCAGAGGAGACCGTTAAATGCCGGACGCCTGATAATCCCACGCCGGTGAAAATCGAGAACTACAAACTCGATGGGGTACTGAATCAGGATCACGCCTACCAAATCGGGATGCGCCGCCTGATGAAATACCTGCAGCAGCGGGTGACGTTCCAGACCACTACCGAGCTGGACGCGCTGTGCTACAACACGGGCGATCGCATAGTGCTCACGGATGATATTCCGGGTAACAACACGATTTCCTGTCTGGTGGAGGCGATGACAACGGCTGGTGGCGTGACAACGTTCACCGTTACGGAGCCGCTGGACTGGTCTTACGAAAATCCCCGCGCGCTGATCCGCTATCAGGATGGCTCTGCATCCGGGCTGATGGTGGCAAGCAGGGTGGGTGATTTTCAGCTGTCAGTCCCGCACCTGAGCGAGTTTGATGATCCGATGAAGGTTGACCTGTCGTCGGCAACCATTGAGCCGATCCGCCTGGTGTTCTGCGGCTCAACGCGCCATGTCTACGACGCCATTGTAGAGGAGATCGCTCCGCAGTCAGACGGAACCTGTCAGGTCACCGCTAAAGAATACCTCGAATCGTTCTACCAGTACGACGACGCCACATACCCCGGCGACGCTGCTTAATACCAAAAAAAACCTTTCAACTTTATCTTTCGCTCAAACCCTCGTTTGGGCGAACGCCTTTTTTGGAGCAAAAAACATGGCCTTTGATCCGCCTCTTGGGAGCACGTCGCCCGCGGTGCTGCTCGATAACGCCACCCGCCTGGACGAACTCGTTAACGGGCCGGCCGGTACGGTTAACGACCGTGCCGGGCAACCGCTGGACTCCTGGCGCCAGATTCTGGCGATGGTCGCCGCAGCTATTAGCGACGCGCAAAATAGCATCACTGCAATTGGCCTGCCGTTCACCACCCTGGCCGAAGCTCAGGCTGCAGCAGATGATGGGAAGATCCCGGTCGGGGCTGTTACCTGGGTGCGCAGTACTGATGGAAGTTCACTGGCCGATGAGTATATGAATACAGGCGGCACATTACAGGCTACCGGCCGTAAGATGCTGTCCTATGATTCTCTAAAAAATCTGCTGCCTTTAAATGACAACACAATATTTCTGACATCTGATCCGGATGGCGGAGATTTCCCGTTTGCTGAAAATTATGATCGGCTAGGTCTTGATGCTAACAGAGATGTGATTTTTTACTGGAAGGGCCGAAACTTTACAACGCTTCTCAACTGGTCTTTTCCGTTTATAGCTACAAGGGAATTTAATCTTAACGGAATGGCGGTATCAGAGCGCAACATTCTGGATGTGGAAGATAAGGAGAATATTGAGGTTCTGAGTCAGGTTCGTTTATTTAAAGCAATGGACTCAGAAAATTATCCCTTTGCAGAATCGTTTGATTATATCGCGAAAGATTCTATGGAAAATATGATGTGGGCCTTTCGTGGTGATGTCTACTTCAATTACATGAAGTGCGTCTATAGAGAAATTGACGTTGCGAAACTTTCCGTTAATGGTGTTTCACTTGATGTTAATGCGATATTGCCGACCGAAGACGCCCAAAACCTTACCCGGCTGAGTAACGCTTCTCAGTTTCAGGATAGCTCTGCATTCCCGTTTAATCCGACCGCATGGACAGTATTTGATAAAAACCGGGATGTGATTTTTCGGGTGGAGGATTACTGGAAAGCGCTTGAAAATATTAAAGCATTGCAGGACGAACTGGCGAAGTTGTCACCGCAGGCTAACCCGCTATTACCGTTCGCAGACGTTACGTCAGGGTATTCTCAGATTTTTGCGTATAACTCTGAGACCGGGGATCAGGTTCAGGTTACGAACGGAGAGAGCAACGAGACAGCGCCTCGGCCCGATGGTGCCGACCGTATCGTCTGGCAGTCTGACCGCGCTGACCCGCCACCCGGCGCACTGTTTTACGCACAACTGCCGGACTTTACGCCTCATGCGTATATTGCACGTAAAAAAATCGTGGGATGGGGGCACTCGTTCATCAACAACGGCGCGTTTCTTAACCGGCTTCACGCGCTGACTGGCCTGCCAACGTACAACTTTGGTCTGAGCGGACAGACCAGCGACGCCATCGCCGCCCGCCAGGGTGGTGCGCCAACATATTACGCGCCTGTCGGTGGTGTCATTCCTGAGTCAGGTGCGGTGACACTGACTCCCGCGGTACCTGGCCCATGTCGTTCTCTTGCTGCGCCAGTCAATCTGTCATGCCGTCTGGCTGGTGTGGACGGGACATTCGCCTGGGATGGAACTAATGCAACGTTTACGCGACAGTCTCCGGGTGATGCAGTGGCCGTAGCGGTACTGGTGCCGTTATATGTCTACCCGATAACGACGGTTAACGTCAGCGGAAGCATTCCAGCCGGTACACTGTATGAGGAGCACGACGAGTGCATGAATCTTATCTGGCCCGGCCGTAATAATTTAAACCAGACAGATTTAATTATGGAAAATGTCGATTCCATAGTGAAAAACCTCAAAAATATTGGACAGAAATTTTTGCTCCTGGCTGAGTTTAATTCATCCGCTGAGCCTACTGGGTCAACCGGGTTCAATCAAATGACTGAATTGAACCACCGTTACCAGGATAAATACCCGGACTTCTATTGCGCTGTTGGTAATGTAGATATCAGACAGAATTTTATTAACCACGCTAATCCCGCCTCTTCGGGTGACATGGAAGACGTTGCGGCGGGGCTAACACCTCGCTCATTGCGCTACGATCCCCTTCATCCGTCGCAACAGATTAATGGCAATGGTGGTTCATTGACACCAGAACTGGCGCTGGATTACGGCGCAAATGTAAACGCAACTTTTACACGTGATGTTTTGAATAATAAAGGGTGGTTATAATGGGGTTAATCCAGATTTATAATGACGTAGAAGCTAACACGGGTGTAAAACATTACCCGGATCGTTCTATCAATACCGGTACAAAGGCCGTCTATGATGCCGGAGCTGGCGGTATATATGGCGGCGCAAAAGACGTCTCTGCCGGCGCTGAAATCTACAGTCTGACGTTTTCTGACTCATACGCGACGTTTTCAAAGTCGCATTTATACCAGAATGGTGGGATGCGTTTTGTTGGTGTAAATGGCGATACTTTTGATTTGCCAGCAGTAGCCGCACCTCAACCAGGGGATAAGCACTGGCTTATTACTCAATGGCTTAAAATAGACAATTTTGGCGTAGGTACTGTGGGCGTCAATAATCAGACGTTCAGTTTTTCCACTTCAAATCTGAATTTAGCGACAGCGTCTATGCTTGGCATGGCTATTACAGCCGTTTCCGGGGCATCGCCATCGGCTATCTCCCTGTATGTGCGAGGTCGGCAATATGCACTCGCGTCCCAGCTGGCACCGCTGTTCAACGGGAGTCCGCACCAGCTTGCTGTGGAGTGTCAGGTCAGCGCTGACAATACGCAACAGCGTATCTACGTCTACCTCGATCAGGTGCAGGTATACGCCTCGGGTTGGCAATCTGTAGCGACAACAGTACCGGCAACTCCGACGTATCGCTATATCGGTACATCCGGTTCGTTCCCGGTTGCCTGGACAGGCAGTTTCTACCGCTACCGGAAAGATGATCTGACGGCCACCGATAAAGCAGTCACTTACATTCTGGTCGCTGATAAGGACGTTGCCGGAGACCGTTTTTCTTAATAGAACAACGGCTTTCAACTGCGATAGGAATTGATAGGCGAGGCTTCTATTGATCTGACTCCTCGATAAAATTACTGTGTGTATAGCCAGTGTTTAACCAGGAGGCAATCATAATCCATCCAAAAATCAGAGAGACGTTCTTCGCCTCTATCTTTCGCAACCTGAAAAGTACCATTACCTGTGTACGCGGGGTTTTGTCTGCGCAGCCTGCATCGCCTGATGTGTTAGCTATCTGGAGTCCTCTAATGGTACGGAACAGAAGAGGCTTTTTTATCTGGATAGAGTTCTTGCTTACAAGGGAGTATGGACGGGGAAAATAGCTAATTCAGTGATGGCTATTAACCTCAATGGCATCGGCTCAAACTTGGCGGACACTACGCTCTTTACAGGGATATTATACCGAGAGTGAATTTACTGTCTGACGCTGGTCAGCAAAAATGCGATTGCAGATTATTGCTGGGACGATGGTGGCTGTAAAAGGTAGATCTAGTTAAAAATATCCTCCCGAGATTCTTCGGGGGGATGTCTGATAATGGAGTGCAGCCAGAAATCATAACGCGTGTGATTTTTTATCTGTATTCTTTTGTTATTTCTTCGTTTGTTAGTTTTGATTGTAAAAAATATTTTTCTCAATGGTATCTGCGGCACGCATTAATTGTTCGCCAATTGCTAATGCTAGCTGAGCATCGATAGGGCATATAAATTCTTTGCCAGATTCATGTTTAAGTACTAACATGACAGTTCCTGAGTTACCATCTTTGTTGGGGATAGCGGCAACTCCAAAGTTATCAATTGAAAGGACCTCTTTTTCCATTATTTCATTTAAGAATCTAATTTCTTCATTAAATTCCATGCTTATATCTCCTCAATAGCTAAATGGTTAATGGTTCGCTTTGTTTTATAAAAAGAAACGTGTTTTAAGGAAGGTTTGGATTTAACTAAGGTAATTATTTTTTCCATGTCAAATTTATCGCATCTAATTCCAAATATTATACCCTTTAGTATGCTGCTGGGGAAGGGGAATGTATGGATGTCATTCTTCCAATTCATGTCTTTATTATCAATCACATACTCCACTCGTCGCCATTCATTTTGAGTTTTCCATTCATCAGTTTTAATAAAGAAACGCTCAGAAGGAAAGCGAAATGCATAATCTTCTGCAGTCAGTGGTCGGTAAATAATTGGTGCAAAATAACCAGCTGTAGAAATTCTATCTCTGTTGGAAATAAAATACATTGACCGAGTATTGATCACCATACATATGCCTCGATGGTTGTCGCCATAACTAGCCCACATCGTCTTACTGTTTAAATTTTCTGTCAATGACAGCGCTAACGGTCTGGATATATTATCAATAGTATGCAGGAATTTTTTGTTAAAAATATTGCTTGTGTTGTTTGGGTTGATTATAGCTATATCATCTTGAATTGTTTCACCAACTCTACGCATTTCCAATCGCATTGATTTTATTTTATCTAAGCGAATTAAATCTTCTTCAGAGTGATGTGTATTGATTAAAATTGTCGGCCCATCCTCAAACCCAGGAAGCATACTGGATATTTCATCGCGGCATGGGGACTCTTCAAAAACATCATCAAGAACTTCCCGTTGAGAATATCTGAAACAACAGTCCCCTATAATTTTTATTGCTGAGTCAATGGATGTGTATTTATAAAGAAATTGTGGTGGGGTTCTTTTGGGCGTGAAAATAGCTAGTCCTGACAGCGTAGGGGTTGTTGCGTATCTGTCTATTAGTTCCTTAACTTTATTTGTTAGATCAGAGGTGCGTGTTTTTCTTATCTCATTCATTACCTATTTCCTTTAATACAATTTATTGGATGTGTATTTATCGGTTTAACATGCCTCTTCATCCCAAGTAAATGACCATTTTATTGGCTCGCGAATTAATTTTAATGTGAAGACCTCTTTTTTATTAAAATAAAACGTTTTTTTTATACGATGATATCCTTAAAATTCTGCATTTTTCCTATTATAGGATCTTTTTTTCATCCTTACTATTAGTTAATTGATATTTTTTTAAGATCAGATATGCCATTAAAGAGTAGCTAAACTGCAGTGAGGTTTGGGAAAGATAAACACTTGTTATCAGGCACAATGGCCTATCTTCAAACGAGCCTTGGTTGGCCTAGCCGCAGCGAGGGAGCAGGGGAGAGTCGGCGGCCGCCGCCGGGTAATGACTGAAGAAGTGGTGGAGCGATGCCGCAGAATGCTGGAGAACGGCGCTACCCGGCACCAGATCGCAGATGTGATAGGGGTGGGAGTGAAGACGATCTACAAATACTTTCCTGCTGCCGTCCGCGATCAAGGATTCCTGCCCTTCCCGTGATATGTAACATTTGAGATAATAAGTACTTTCAGTTTTGAAAACAGTTTGGTTTGTTCGTGAACGGTAAGAAAACAATAAGTTTTGAACAATTTTTAACTATTAACAGCAATCTTGTTTCCATCTCAGATACATGGGCAGACTTGTGGGCGTTAATTTTTCACACAGGTTTAAGCGCTGGAAGGCTGCTGAGTATTCGATATGATGATATTGATGATGGCTTGATACTGATACGAAAACAGGGTCACCTGAAGGAGCTATGTGTTGAATCAACCCCTCCAGTGGAGGGGATCATTGCTCGTAGAAGAGAACGCTATCCAGAAGATGTTTTTTATTTCAGAGCCATTCTAACCGTGTGAAGTACCAACGCCGGCCGGTCACTATAATTGCTTTCAACGCCGCTTTACGTCGCGCCGCTAGATCATTACCAGACGTTAACGTAAGCAGTAGTAGCGCGAGAAACATATCGGACTAACCGCCTGTCCAGTCGCGTGTGGCCGATGTGACAGGCGTGGGGGTGAAGACTATTTACAAATATTTGCCAGTACAATACGGCGATAAAAAATCCCCTTGAGCAGGCACACTCAAGGGGAAAATACTACATAACATCATTGCTGTGTGCGTCTTTGCGCTCGTCTATCTTCCAAGAATATGCCTAAAGCTTCCAGATATTTCTGGTCTGAGCAGTTAAATCATGGGGTTGGTGGCCGATGTGATAGGAGGGGGAAAGATGATTTATAAATATTTCCCGGATAGCACACCGCATGAACCAGGATGAGGATTTGGTGTAGAATCCCACCCGTTAGCAGTATGCAAGAGTTACTGGGTGGGACTGGGCACAGTCAGGGGAGCATTATCTGCGATGATAATTATTTTTTGTTTTTCTGCAACTTATCGAATTTCTCATGCAGCGTTTTCGGAAATAGCTCAGTGTAAACCTGCCACAAGATATTAAGCGAACGATGGCCAGTGACCTGAGCCACTTCCTCAATGCTGAATCCCGCCTCAAACAGACGGCTTGCTCCTTCGCGGCGTAGGTCGTGATACCTCAAATCCTCAATTCCTAATTCGTCACGAACGCGCCGATACATGGCAGTTATGCTTTTGGGATTGAACGGGAACACCCGTGCGTCAACCCGGGGCTGCAATTTCAGTATTCTCCAGGCATCTCCAAGTAAGGGAACTAACATATGGTTGCCAACCTTTTTTCTGGGATCCTTTCTATCTCTGACGATAACTGAACGTTGAATTTCGTCTACATCATCCCAGAGGAGACGACAAACCTCGCCAACCCTCATGCATGTAAGTATGGAAAACATAAATATTTGGTGTAATGGCGCCCCGGTGTATGCCGTTTCGGCCTTAACTTTAAGAACTTCATATAGTTGATCAACCTCAGAAGCACTTGCTCGGCGACTGCGGCGCTGTGATGGGCCTGTGATTCTCATGTTTCTCAGCCAAACTTTAGCGTCAGATAATTCGTTCAAATTAGCACTGGCGCCGAAAAGAGGTCGTGCCGCTTCAAGCGCAACACTTAAATATGATACGTCCTGAGAGATAGTGGAAGGTGCAAGCCCTTGTGCTTTCCTGGTCTGGCAGTGCTCGATGATATGTTTTGAAGTCAACTCCGTGAGTTTAATGTCTGCCAGAAAAGAGCGGCCAAGGGTGCGGAGTGAGCTTCTTTTCGAAGCGCCGATTGTAATGTTTGGGTGATTTTCATACTGAGTCAACAGATCACCAATAGTTACAACAGAGTTTGCTTTCGTCGGTTTTTCTGACTCGGGAATACCGTGCTCTTCAATGTATGCCACACGTTTAGCACCCCATGATTTCGCAAGGGTATTTTTGGGGAAGGTTTTGTTCTCTCGGTGGACGTACTTACCATTTTGTTTAACGGCTACAGTACAGCGATAACGAGCAGTGCCATCACTGCGCAATCTTTTCTCAATGGTGAAAAAAGCCATATCCAAACCTTCAACTGTGGGGTGCTGTGTGGGGTGCTGATAACAACATAATGGGTTAAAACGGGAGAAAATAGACTAAAATATAACTGTCTTAATATCCAGTTATATTTTATATGATAATGATTTTA